ATATAGTTCCTGCATAAATGGCAAGGATAATCATATCTATTTCCTCCTGCGTAAACAGATGTATAGGCTTCTCATCGTACTTGTTATGTACTTCGCAGACCGAACACATTTAATCCGGATAAACTTGTGAAAGAACGTTTTTATACTTAGCTAAACTCTTATCCTCTTTAGGTTCTTCAACCTCCATTACCTCGGTTCCGTATTTCTCCTTCAAATATTCCGGTGTAAACTTGTACTTACCGGTCTTTAATAATTCAATATCAAATTTCCCTTTATCTTCAAGGCTAAACTCATCTTCGCTCTCAATCTCAATATAACAACCATCCAGACCGAAGCCTAGAGCGTTCATCATTGGAATTAACTGATTGTTATTAACTGAATAAATGAATTGTTTTAAGCGATAGCCCATCATGTCAAGCATACGCTCGTGAACCTCTGCCTGACTTCTACTAGAACCGTTATCGGTAGTCATTGTCTGACCTAGGATTAACTTCGCTATCTCTGAATTACACCGCTCAATCATCTTATCAAAGACTTCATAAGCATCTGTATGACTAGATTCTACTAATTCAATAATATCATCAGTCTTGAATAGACCCCATGCAGCTACTCCCATATTCCGGAGCATGCCTTCCATGTTATCGACTGACTGCTGATCTGTTGAATCTGTTTTCCCAATACGAATAGGTGAACCAAACTTTTCAATAAATTCAGCCCATGCCCCGATGGCATTCTTTTTCCAAATTACAAGGGGTGTGATTTTTAGAAACAAACCTAAGTCTCTTGACTTACCGACTGATATACTCCAATTTATATACGGCTGTTCTAAGTAGTCAATACCATCCGGTGGAAGACTAGCAGTCGAAGCCATAACCATGTGAAACTCTGGTTTGACGTACATCCTAGGGACCAACTCAACTTCTTTAAAGATATCAATCCCGTTCATTGAGATAATATCTTCGAACTGAATTAAGGAGTGTCCCCAATAGACCGCATCCATTGCGTAATCCAGGTATTCCCTAAACCACTTCTGTCTGATTAGTTTAGTCTTTTCCTCATTCTCAGAACCGTCCTTGTTATAAACGCAAAACTCGCAGGAAAGAACTAAGTCCTTCGCCTGTTGAATACACGCAGTTACCTGTGCATCTAGTTCGGTTTGTTGGTATAGTTGATATAGGGTGTATCGCTGAGGGTTATAAATATTCTCAGCAGCACTAACCGCTATCCGGTACTTACTTAAGTCCGTAGTGATACGGAATAACTGAGTAGGTATTTTAATAGCGTTATAAGCCTTCGCTTCTTGTGGAGTGCTTTGCGCTTTATTTTTTATACGTTCAATGTTTTTCACTACCACATCATGTTAGGTGATGGACCATCAAAGGTGGCAGCATTGCCGTATCTCATTGATAATCCTTGTTGCGGGGTATAGACTGGTAAATCTGCTTGCACGTTACCGTGAGCAACAGACTTCAACCAGCCAATCGCACCACCGCTATCTGTAGGACTGTTACCATTGTATCGCTCCTTCCTTAAATCGGGAATGTTCCTCGGATTGATTCGTGAGTGAAGGTGATAGAGGGTAATGTCAATCAGAAATAATACTATTTGTTGATTCCTGTTATCTCCCGCTGCCCAATAATTTGTATCATCAGGCAATTGACCGGAGAATGAGTATTCAGTTCCGGTTCCCCAGAATGCCGTATTACTTGGGTCGATGTTCTTGCATTTCTGAAGGGAAGTGTAGGTCTTGTTCTCAAACCATACCGTAAAACCTATCTCGTAAGAAGTATCAGGGTTGTATTGTGAGTAGGGTAATTTAGCATAGAATAACGCTTTGTCAGCGCAGATGTAGTCCCATTCTGAAGCATCAAATGCACCGGCAGTTACTGCGGTGTTAGCTTCGTATATCTTAGATAAATAAACTACTCTATCACCTTGTGAATAGGTGGCTGTTGCGCTGAATGCAGTCTCAGTATATTCAACTAAATTCTTCCCATAATAAACTACACTATCGCTAAATACAGTAGTGTCGGAAAACACTTCAGATACGTTGTAGCGTTGCGCTAGATAAGAAATCATTTCAGCCTGTGCAGATTGCTCCACATCTAGCTTAACCTGTTGATTGGCTTCAATTATCTGAGATAGGTTGTCCGATTGGATAACACGCAAATAATCTAAATCCCTGAGTAATCTTGCCATTACTGCAAAAATACCGAGGGTTTAAAATAAAATGGGTGATTGTTACATTAATTTACAGGCGCAGTCGCTCGCTCTTATTTCCTCCACCACTTCGTGAAAAACTAACCACTCCACCTGTCTGGAATGATTGATAGTCTGATGGGAATAGCTTGCAGAGTAGATAATCTGATAGGTCTGTGATGTGTCCGTATTGCTGATAAGACACTCCGCTCTTAGCATCTTTCACCGTTATCTTAGCTTTGGTCCCGTCTGCCGCTTCTTTGGTGTTGCTAAAGTCTGTGATAGCTTCTTTTAAGTGAGGTGCGATTTTAAAAGTGATGCCGGCATAATTGTTGTAAAGAACACCGTTAAAGAATTGCCCCCGCATAACTACTGATGGGTTACTCGGCGGCACTCTTTTCTGGGGATTGTATTTATGAAGCTCTTTAAGCACCATGCTGAAAAAGTTATATCCCTTCTCTTGCTTGACATCTTCTTTCTGTGAGGTAGCATCCCCATACACAAATAGTCCAGACTTGTGATGAGGGTATCTGTTAGTGAACTCCCTACACACATCTTTTATCGTATTCTTAGGATTAATACCTAAGATCAAATCTATAAATCGAATGTCCTTTCCCTGCACCTGGAAGATGCCGCAGGGTAAATATGGGTTAACGTTCTCATCCCAACTAATGTGCAGAGGTAGGGATGGTTCGTAATTACATGGTGCCACGTGTTTATCCAAACTGAAGTACTTGTAAAACTCCGCTCCGTTTCTTTCCTGCAAATCCCAATTACCATTAACAAACACCTCGTATTCATAAGGTGGCATGGTCTTAAGTGATTCTTTGTAATCTTCTGGAATGAATGGATTGTCTGTAATTTTGGATGGAATGTAAAGCCAATTATGCGGCAGGGAATTTAATTTCCACCGGTCATAGAATAAATCCTTAACCCAATTACTCGCAGGGTTGCACGTTGCAAGTATTAATGGTTTGGGTTGCTTGCTGATAATTTGAGAGCCGGCACGCTCAATGCACTTATAGAAAGTCTTTTGCTGAAGTTCGTTAATTTCTTCTAATAGGAACCCGTTACACTCCAATCCCTTAAACCGGTTTAACTCTTTATCGTCTGCAAAGTTCTCGCCTAGGAAGATTAATTGACTTCCATTATTGAATGTTACGGTCTGGGTATCTTGGTTGTATGTCTTAATGAATGATTGAGGGCAAATCTTCCGGAAGGATGGGATAGTATTTAACTTTAATGTCTGTAACGTATTACGGACAATTACCCATTTAGAACCAGGGTACATCTTAGAGAGTAGTAATAATGCTCCTATGCCGGCAAAGGTCTTGCCCCCCCTAATTGCACCTCCATAAAGAATAATATTGAACTTATTAGAGAATACCGCTTCAAGGAACTCCTCCTGCTTTGGGAAAGATTCAAATATGATTTGTTTCGTCAAAGTTCAACCTCAACGTTTCCAATCTTAAATACCTGCCTTACCTGCTCGCCGTTGGTGGTGATGTCAACCTGCTTGGGAACAAAGTATTGTGCATACTTAGCGAATAGTTCTAAGAACTTTGCAGGGTCTTTCTCTCGCACTTCCATAAATGCATCATGAATATGTACCACCTGACGCTCTAGGGTGTAGGTAAATAATTTGCGTGCATCTTGCGTTACTTTATTAGCTACGCCCTTCTCTCGTCCTCCTAGTTTTGGAGTGCCTTTCTGAAACTTTGCCACTGATAATCATTATTTTGACTTGCAAGATATCAACTTTTCGCTATATTTCCAAATTTAGTTATTACCTTTATATTCACAGAATGGAATCCCCACAGACCATAGGAGAAAGAATTAAATTTATAATGCAGGTGTATGGCATGAACCCCAACTCATTCTCTGTTACAATAAGTCAGGGTCCTGCCACTACTGATAAGATAATTAAGGAAAAGAATAAGCCTGGTTATGAGTATATCTGTGCGATACTTCGGGCTTTTCCTCGTGTTAATGCAAGATGGTTACTACTTGGTACGGGAACTATTTTCCAAAAATAGTATCACATTTTACTACATCGTAAACCACAGATACAATCTTTCCCTTCACCCGATCATAACGAATGTTCTGAATAGTAACATCTTGGCCGTAATTTGTTTGGGCTTCTTTAGTTAATGTATAAAGGTGGGCTGATGTG